ATTTGCCTGTGCTCCCCACACAAGCTTCATCCTGCCTGTTCCCAGATAGTCGCCAGTGAGCCAGCTAGGCCGGTCGACGCCCGGCAACCAAAGCGCATCCCTTGCGCGTATTTCCCTGCCTGCATCCTGATTTCCAGAGAAAACCGACAAAATGGAATCCCATCGCTGTAACCGGGACTGCCGCCGGCGGGGTTGTCGCGGCCAGGACTTCGCCGCGATCGTGCAAGCCCCGCCCAAGAGCGTGCCCCTGTACTATCTCGATCAGAATCAGGGCTGCCTCACGTCCTATGAAGTGACGCACGCGCAGGCCGTAGCGATGAAAGATGCTGGCCGGGGCCAGTTCATTAACCGCGGCAAGGCTTTCCAGCTCTACGAGTCGGCGCCGCGACGGCTCAACTTCTTTTGCAGCGCGAGCACGGATTCGACGGCCAGCATTTCTTTGAGCGAGATCCAGGCCAATGTGGGAATCACATCCAATTGCGCTACTCCGGACGAGCCGGCGCTGCGCCACGTCGTAAAACGCGCACAACAGAAGATCCGCGCCATTGGCCGGCGCCAAGAGGGCACATTTGATCCCAAGGCACCGCTGGCATTCGGGGCGCCGTCCTGGCCGCGCGATCGGACCGTGTGCGTTTCGCCGTGTTGAACGCGGCTGCGGATCTAGCAACGCTCAGGCGCAGTGAGAATGGCGCGGCACTTTCCGCCGAGGCCTTGTTGCTTCTGGCGCTGGTGTGCGAGGACGGCTACGTATTGTTTCCGAGCGCGGCGGAGCGAGAGGCGAGCGCGCTTGCAAGCGAAGACGTGGGTTCGGCTTTGACGAGGCTATTCCGCCTCGGTGCTCCGCCGACGCCCTGAGAGAAACCCAGCGGCAGGCCGGACAGTCCAGAGCGCAATCGGTGCCTTGGCCGTTCAGCTCGTGCGCATAGGGCGAAAAAGTGATCACCTCTTGAGGATAGCCGAAGACCTTTGTTGTACAAAGTGACCGAAGTGCGCGGAGGCCCCGGTGCAGGACCCAAGTTTGATGGAGACGCCCGCGACTCGCATCCCGGATGAGTGGCGGCGGAAGTACATGCAGCGGCCGCTCGAGAAGCTGCCGGGCGACGTGGTCAAGCTCTTCGACGAGCAGTTCGCGCTGAACATTCGCCTGCGCAAGGAGCGCGACGAGATGAACAGAAAGCTGCTCAATGCGCAGAGCAGACTGCGCTTTGCCCGCGGGTGGATCTGGGTTCTCACTCTAGCCATGGCGGGTTCCTGGGCTCTGATCTTTGGCATGGTCAAGCTGTGGCTGGAACCGATTCTCGAAAAGGTGCCGCGATGAAGAGGAAAAAGCCGGGACGCACGCGGCTCGACATCACGACCATCCTCTCCGACGGCAAGCGGATCACTCGGCATTTGCGAACTGCGCCCGACCAGTTCCTGCCGCCGGCCGCGGTGGACATTCTGCTGAAGCAGGAAGCGGACCGGGTCGAGGAGTACTTCCCCGGCCGCGAATTTCGCCTGGTGCCGCTGCGCGACGGCAACTTCAACTTTGTGGAAGTGCAAAGTGCCTAATGCGCCCTGGTGCGAGTTCTGTCCGCACGATGCGCATCCCGTGGGCCAGAAGTGCAACGTGAAACGGCCCTATGTCGATGACAAACCCTGCGGCTGCCGCGGGCGCCCTCGATTCTGGTTCTCTCTGTTGGAAGCTCTATGCCGGCGAAACCGCCGACCATCTGCGCACAATGCGGGGTGACGGTGCCGGACGGCGGGCGCTACTGTGAGCCGCATCGCACCGACAACCGCCAGCTGCGCGAAGCGCGCGAGCGCAATGCGACGCGGCGATCCGAGGGGCTGAAACGGTTTTACGACTCCTGGGCCTGGCGCGGGCGCAAAGGCGCGCGGCGCACTGTCCTGGCACGCGACATATTCTGCCAGATCGCGATTCTCTGCGAAGGCCGCGCGCTGAGCGAAGACGTCGACCACGTGATTCGCGCCGAGCTCTATATCGAGCAGCACGGCGGCGACACGACTTTTTTCTACGATCCCGACAACCTGCGCGGGGCCTGCCACGCCGATCACGCGCGCAAGACGGCGCTCGAAAATCGCGGCGAGTGGAATGAGGCCGAAGTTGCGGGGTTCAATGAGATTAGACCGCCTGATTGACTGGTTTCACGGCCTGCGGGATCGAGCGCGAGGTACAGGCCTGGCCTTGGAGTCGATTGCGCCCGATGAAGTGGCGCAGTGGGGCGAATTCAGTATGGACTGCCATGCGGCTCTCGAGCGGGCGAATGCGCTGAGGCAGTTCATTCCAGCGCTTCCGGAGAGCTGCAATGGGCGGTAAAGGATCGGGCGGCAGAAATCGCAAGCCCACGGCACAGAAGAAAGCCGAAGGCAATCCTGGCAAGCGCAAGCTGAACACGAAAGAGCCGAAGGCGCTGCCGGGCGAGCCCAAAAAGCCCATGACGCTCAGCGCCGCTGCCCGCAAGGTGTGGCCGGAAGTGGTCGAGATGCTATCGAATGCCGGCGTGCTCTTTAAGTCGGACGGGCTGGCGATCGCCGCACTCTGTTCCCAGGTCCTGATTTTCAAAAAGGCCGATGCCGCGATCGCGAAATTTGGGCTGATCCACGTGACGCTGGACGAAGAGACCGGTACATCGGTGATGCGGACCGCGCCGGCCGCGCGCATTCGCAGCGATGCCTTGAAACAGCTGCGCGCTTTGTGGCAGGCCTTTGGTCTCGACCCTTCTTCGCGCTCCGGAGTTCGAATTCCCGACGCGGATCCGAATGCGCGATCGGAAACAGCTCTCGACGCGATCCTGCGATCGAAGAGCTCGAAAGACGACGTCGTGAACTAGCTTTTGGCCTTTGGCTCTTGGCTCTTAGCTAAAGGCCAAGAGCCAGGAGCTGCCTTTGGTTCATCACGAGACCGTTTGGAAGACGTCGGCCGCGGACTCGCTTCTGGCCAAAAGCTGCAGCCGGATTCCCACAGTCGCCCGTTACACGCTGGACGTGCTTACGGGCAATCTGCCTGCCGGCCGGATGGTGTTTCTGGCGGCCGAACGTTTTCTGAATGACCTGACGCACCAGAACACGCCGGATTTCCCTTACTTCTTCGATCAGGGCGGCGCGGTCGCGATCATCAGATATTTTCGCGATCTTTGCCCGTTCAAGCTGGAACCGTTTCAGCAGTTCATCACCGCCAACCTGTTCGGCTGGAAAAAGTCGGGCGTCGAGTGCGACGTCCACAAGCACGGCCACCGGCGGTTTCAGACCGCCTATTGCGAGATTGGCAAGGGCAGCGGCAAGACTCCGCTGGCCGCGGGCCTGGGCACCTATGGAGTTTGCGCCGACGACGAGCCGGCCGCCGAAGTCTATGTGGCGGCGCCGTCGAAAGAGCAGGCGGCCATCTGCTTTCGCGATGCGGTCAAGATCGTCGAAGGCGATGCGGAACACAAAGAGCTGAAAAAGCTCTTCAAACAGCACGGCTGCTCGGGAAAGATGCTTTCGGGCAATCTTTCCTATGGCACCTCGTTCATGCGGCCGGTTTCGGCCGAGCACAAGACTTTGGACGGTCCGCGGCCGCACATGGTGATTGCGGACGAGTTGCACGAGCACCCGAACACCATGGTGCTCGACAAGCTGACCGCCGGGTTCAAGGCACGGCACCAGCCGCTGGGCTTTGAGATCACGAATAGCGGATGGGATCGGGAGACGATCTGCTGGTACCACCACGATTATTCGCGCCAGGTGCTTGAGGGCATCGTCAAAAACGAAGCCTGGTTCCCTTTTGTATGCCAGCTCGACGTCTGCCCCAAGTGTCGGCTGGCGGGCAAAGAGCAGCCGACGTGCGACGACTGCGACAGCTGGCTGGATGAAGCGGTATGGATCAAGGCGAATCCGGGCCTGGGCACGATTCTGCCGCGCGAGTACCTGCTGAAGCAGGTGAAAGAGGCGCTGGAGATCCCGGCCACGCGCAATCTGAAACAACGGCTCAATTTCTGTATCTGGACGCAATCGGAAGAGCGCTTCATCGGGCCGGAGGCGTGGAGAGCGTGCGCATGGGAAGAGAATCCGCTCTTGGCTATTGGCTCTTAGCTTTTTAGGTTGGCCGGCAGATAAAGCTTGCCAGCTTCGCGAAGTTTAGTCAGCGCCGCCGCTTGCTCTCCGTCCAGATCCGCCCATTGTTCAGGGGGAACGGCCGGAGTCAGTCTATCGATGAGATCGAGAAGGGCCTGACACTCGTCGGCGTCGAACTCGGTGCGTGGGCCGCTCATGCGAGCGATCCTACTGCGATTTGGGCCAAGAGCCAAGAGCTAAGAGCCAATGGCTGACCTTCACATCGGCGATCCCATGGCGTGGCGGGCGCACAAGCTCGAGGCGCTGCTCGCGAAAACCGGCTTCGGCGGCCTCGACGTCGGCGTGGTGAACGATTTCACTTGTCTCGCCGGCTACTTCCCGCTGCAGAAGGACGTCCCGAAACCCGTGCTGCTGCTGTGGGCCTGGGTGCCGGAAGATGTCGAGTATCACAAACTTTTGAAAGAGCGCTATGGCTACTACGACTGGCGCGACAAGGGCTTTCTGAAAGTCACGCCCGGCCAGCGCACCGATTATGGCATTGTGCGCGAAGACATTTTGAAGCTCGATCGCGCCTACCACTTCGAAGAGGTCGCCTTCGATCCGGCCTACACCACGCAGCTGGTGCAGGAACTGATTGCCGAGGGCGTGAACATGGTGGAACACCGCCAGGGCACGTTCTCCATGACCGGGCCGGTCAAGGAATTCCAGCGTCAGATCATTGGCAAAGATTTTGTGCACGGCATGAACCCGCTGTTGACCTTCATGGTCGACAACCTGGTGGTGAAGTCGGACGGCAAAGGCAACCTGAGTTGCGTGAAGCCCGACAATCCGAACTCGCCGCGCAAGATCGATGGCGCCGTAGCCTCGATCATGGCCATTGGCCGCTCGGCCGCGAATCCGGATGCCTGCGGCGGTACGGGAAAGGTTTTCTTCGCATAGGAAGCTGTTAGCTGTTGGCTCCTAGCTTTTGGCAAAATCATGACTGAACCAACTCCCAACCTGTTTTCGGGCCTGTGTTGCCTGCTCGGCTTCTGCCTGCTCGTGGTCGGCGTTTGGTTTGTTTATCGGCCTGCGGCGCTGATTTTGGCTGGGCTGCTGGTGCTGATTCTCGGCATCTTCGGTCGGCCCGTCGGAGGGCGCTAGCCCGAATGCGAAACAGTATTGGGCGACAGTTTCGGAGTTTTCTGTCGAACGCCTCATTTCGCGCCGATGCGGGCCTGGGCATTGTGGGATCGCCGTCGCCCGATTCCGATTACTGGTATCACGGCCTGGGGCAGCGTTCGGCCGCGGGCCCGAATGTTTCGCCGGGCACCGCGACTCGCCTGGCCGCGGTATTTGCCTGCACGCGGGTGTGCGCCGAAACGCTGGCTTCGCTGCCGGTGGGCATTTTCCGCGAAAAAAAGAGCGGTGGCCGCCAGGCGGCCAAAGACCATCCGGCGCAGGAACTCTTTCTCAAGCCCAACCCATGGCAGACGGGGATGGAATTTTTCGAGATGATGCAGGGCCACCTGGAGCTGCGGGGCAATGCCTATGCGCTGAAAGTTTCTGGGGGTGGCCGAGCCATTGACCAGCTGATCCCGCTGCATCCCGACCGCGTGCGGGTCTACCTGCTGCCCGACAATCGCCTGCGCTATGAAGTGACGGCGTATTCGAGCGGGCAGATCGATCGCTACAGCCAGGACGAGATCTTGCACCTGCGAGGCTGGTCGTTTAACGGCATCACCGGGATCTCGACGGTAAGCGCGATGGCCGAAGTGATTGGCGTAGGCCTTGCCCAGCAGGAACATCGGGGCCGCTACTTTCGCAGCCCGTTCCCGGCCATGGCGCTCGAAACCATCAAGATGACGGAAGAAGCTCGCGACAAGATGACGAGCTCGATCTCGGAGGGTTTCAGCGGCGACAACGCCTTCAAGGTCATGTCACTGCCGCCCGGGGTGCAAGCGAAGGCCCTCGGACTCACCAATAAAGACTCGCAGCTGATCGAGGCCTCGCACGCGACGGCCATTGAAATCTGTGGAGGCTGGCGCGTGCCGCCGCACAAGATTGGCGATCTCAGCCGCGGGACTTTTTCCAACATCGAACAACAAAACATCGAGTTCGCCACCGACTGCCAGCGGCCGCGCGTGATTCGCCTGGAACGCCGTCTCGATGCCGACATTATCGGCCCGCTGGCGGCCTTCGAATCCGCGCCCGGCGACTATTTCGCCAGCTTCAACATGGACGCGCTCTACCGCGGCGACATGAAGAGCCGCTACGACGCTTATTCGGTGGCGCTGCCCTGGATGGTGCGGAATGAAATGCGCCGCAATGAAGGACTCAATCCGATCGATGGGCTCGACGAGCCGCTGGTGCCGGTGAATCTCGAGACCGTGGACCAGGCTCAGCAGCGTTCCGACAATCAGACCACGACGGCCAATGCCGCCGCGAATGCCTCTGCGCAGAGTGGGCCAGGCTCGGGCAGCCCCGAGACGCCGGAAAACGACAGCCCGGCGGAAGACCGGCAAAATGCGAAGGTCACGCAAGCCCGGCTGCGGGCGCATCTTGTGAACGCCGCCGGCCGCATCGTGCGTCGGGAAGCGAAGAGTCTGCGGAAAATGGCCAGCAGATCGCCCGCGGATCCGGCGGCATTTCACGGTGAAGTATGGGATTTCTACCGCGATCTCGGACCGGTGGTGGCCGAGTCGATGCTGATCCCTCTCGATTCCGCGGAGGCATATTGCATCAGCCACGCCGGAGCCATTGTCAGGGCCGAAGCCGCCGTTCTCGACCTGGCCATTGATCGCCTCGAGGAAGAGAGCGCTGTGGCTCTCGCCGAGCAGGCCTTAATGCATAAAAGTGGATAAATGCATAAAAGCCAAAAGCTAAGAGCTAGAAGCTAGGAGCTGCCCTCATGAAATACACGCGCATCGTTGCCGAATTCTACAGTCGAGTCTGGGCCCTGAAGGAAGAGACCCTGATGTCGATGCAGGATCTGATCCGCCAGCAGGCCGCGGGCGTGAAGTGGAGCCTGGCCGAAATCCGCGAGCGCATCGCCGCGGCCAATGCGGCCAACGGATATCTGGGTCACGAGAACATGGAAGCTAGGTTTCTCGCCTTTGACGACGAGCCCATGCCGATGCAGAACGCCAGTGGCAAGCGCAATGCGGCGTCAAAAGGCAGCGTGGCCGTGATCCCGATGACCGGGATCATTTCGCACCGCATGAGCATGATGCAGGAAATTTCTGGGGCCGGCGGCGGATCCACCCAGGCCCTGACCGCACAATTCCGCCAGGCCCTCGAGGACGGCAACTGCAAAGCCATTGTGTTCGACGTGGACTCACCCGGCGGCTCGGTCGAAGGCGTCATGGAGCTGGCGCAGGAAATTTACGATGCGCGCAAGCTGAAACCCATCTCTGCGGTCTGCAATGCCATGGCGTGCAGCGCGGCCTACTGGCTGGCTTCGGCTGCCAGCGAAGTGGTCTGCACGCCCAGCGGACAGTGCGGTTCGATCGGCGTCTACATGATGCTGCAGGATGAATCGGAGGCGCTGAAAAATGAAGGCATCAAAATCACCATTCTCAAGGCGGGCAAATACAAGGCAGAAGGCCATCCGGCCGAGCCCCTCTCGGATGATGCGCGCAATTTTCTGCAGAGCCAGGTCGACAGCGTCTATGGCATGTTCGTGAAAGCCGTGGCGCAGCAGCGCGGCGTGTCGCAGGCCGCGGTGCGCGAGGGCATGGGCCAGGGGCGAAGTTTGCTGGCGAACGATGCGGTGAAGGCCAATCTGGCGGACCGCACCGGCACGCTCGATGACGTGCTCGAAAAGTATGGGGTCAAGAAAACCGCCGGCGCAAGAGCGGAAACGCAGCCGTCAGCCGTCAGCCGTCAGCCGTCAGCCAAAAAGCAGGAAGATGAAGATGAAGAGGATGAGGCTCGCGCCGAGGCCTGCAGCGCCTGCAAATCCTGTTCGGCCTCCAGCTTCTGCGGATGTAAAGACGGCGATATCGACTGTGGCTGCACCTGCCAATCGTGCAAGAGCTGCGCCGGCCGCGGCGGAGCGCACGCGCACGCCGCGGCACCCACCAATCCCAGCGAAGATGAAGCTCGCGCCAAGGCCTGCAAGGCCTGCAAAGCGTGCTCGGCCGCGAGTTTCTGCGGCTGCCGCGCGGGCATGACCGACGACAGCGCCGCCTGTGCCTGCAGCTGCGCTCCCTGCGGCGATTGCGCGGGCGGCGGTCCGAAAGGCGCGGCGGCCAAACGAGAGACGGCCGCGGCGGCCGGCGATTATCTGAGTGCGATCGCGCGCCGGCGAAGACAGATGCATTTGCTCTAGAAATTGAATCAATGAGTCATTGAATCAATGACTCAATGAAAACCTTTTCGCCCGCCGACGCGGGCTTTTTTGTTGCACCAACCGGGCCAGCCTTCATTCCTTCGATTGACGGTCTTCCCGGCAACACAAATCCATTGAGGAGATCGTCACCATGAAACCAGTCAGTATCGACGCGATCCGCCAGCGTAAGGTCGAAATCGAGGCCAAAATCGCGGGCGTCATCGCAGCTCAACAAACCCTGCTGGACACCGCAGAACAAGCCAAACGGGACCTGAACGCCGACGAACAAAGCGCGTTCCTGGCCAACACCGAGAAGATGAAGCCCCTGAAGATGCAACTGTCGAATCAGGACTTCATGCTCGCCGAGATCGCGGCTCAGCTCGAGCGCGAACGCAACGCGGGCGGAGTCGTCATCACCGATGACGGCCGCGGCGGCGCCGATGCCAAGAAAGACGCACGCAAGCTGTGGGCCAAGGGCTTTGCCCAGCAACTGCAGGCTGTGGCGCGCGCCGAACGCACCGGACAGGTGGATCCCCGCCTCACCGGAATCTTTGGCGATTTCAACGACCACGGCGTATTCGAGGCCGCGGGCGGCTCCGATGGCGCCATGAACGAAGCGGTCCCTTCCGAGGGCGGCTTCCTGGTGGGCGCCGATACTTCCGAGCGCATCTACCAGCGCACCTACCTCACCGGCGAAATCACGCGGCGCTGCCAGCGCCAGCCGATCAGCGCCAATTCCAACCGCCTCAAGCTCCGGATCGTGGACGAAGATTCACGCGCGGATGGCTCGCGGATGGGCGGCGTTTTGGCCTTCTGGGCGAACGAAGCGGACACGTTCATGTATTCGCGTCCGAAATTTCGTGAGATCGAACTGTTCCTCAACAAGCTGACCGCGCTGGTGTTTGCCACCGACGAGCTGCTGGCGGATGCAGCCGCTCTCGAAGCCTGGATCATGAACAACATGCCCACAGAATTGGCCTTCCGCGTGGAAGACGCCATTTTCCAGGGCACCGGCGCCGGCATGCCCGCGGGCCTGTTCAACTCGCAGGCTTTCCTGTCGCTGAGCCCCGGCTCAACCGCGACCGTGGTCACCACCACCGACGTTCTGGCCATGTGGGCGCGCTTCTGGCACCCTGGCCTGAAAAACCACATCGCCTCGCAGTCCAGCGAAAATCTGACGGCCGGAAATGCCGGCCAAGTGCCGGCCGCCGCCTGGTTCATTGACCAGACGGTGATTCCGCAGTTGTTCCAGATGCAGATGGCGGGAACCGCGGGCTCCGCGGTCATCCTGTTGTACCATCCGCCCGGAAACAACCCGTTGTACGGTCCCTACGGCGAGCTGCTCGGCCTGCCCGTCATTCCGACCGAACACAACGCGGTGCTCGGCACCGTCGGCGACATCGTGCTCGCCGATATGTCGCAGATGCTGCTGGCAGATAAAGGCGCGCCGGAAGTGGCGGCCAGCATGCACGTCCGCTTTGTGCAGGGCGAAATGGCCTTCCGCTTCACCTACCGGGTGGATGCGCAGACCACCTGGAAAAAACCGCTCACCCCGAAAAACGGCGGCAGCACGCTGTCGCCCTTCGTCGGCCTGGCCAGCGGCGCGAACAGGTAAGAAAAGCCATTGAGTCAATGAATCATTGATTCATTGACTCAATGCCGCTCCACAGCTTCACCAACAAATTCCGAATCAGGAGAAATCACCATGCAAGGTATCAGTCTTTCCGAAGCGGCCCATATCGCCGTGCTCGAGGTTCCGCAGAACATTAGTGCGCAATCCTCGGCCGCGCCGATCAACCCCGCTTTTTCCATGAAGAACTACAAGCACGCCAGCGTTCTGATCGTCGCGGGGGCGGAAGCCACCCAGGATGCCACCACGTTGCTGGTGTACTTGTGCAACAGCGCCGCCGGCGGCTCACCGGTCGCTATCCCCTTCAACTACTACTTCCAGGCGCTGGGCGGGGCCGGGAACGATGTGCTCAGCGCCACGATCCAGAATGCGCCCGCAACCGGGCTCGTACTGGCTGCCGGCAACTGGCCGCCGAGCGGTTTGATCGTGATCGAGATCGATGCCAACGAGCTGGAAGCGGGCGCCGTAGGCACCGCACTGGCCGGTTCGCTGGGCGTCGATTCCTATATCGGCATCGGCTTGGGCGCACCCACGGCGGCCGATTTCGCCGCGGTGGTGGCTATTCTGACCGGCGCGCGTTACGCCAACACCGCCAGCCCGACGGTCACGACCTAAGAAGCAGCTTTCAGCTATCAGCTGTCAGCTTCCAGTTCCGGAGAACCTGCCGGAGATGGGACTGACGGCTGACGGCTGACAACTGAAAGCTTTTCCAAAAACAAGGAGGATTTTTTATGGCTGGAGGAATCAATCTCACTGCGACGGCTGCGGCTCTCAAAACCGGAACCATCGGAGATGCAACTCACATGGAAAGCCTGCGGGCGGCGGCAGCAGAAGCTGTCCCGGCGAGCTCTAGCGCCCCGGCGACGGCCACATCGCCCGGTATGCCGGGCGCCATTGCCTATGACGCGACGCACGTTTACATCTGCATCGCGGCCAACACCTGGGTGCGCGCCGTAACGGCCACATTCTAGGAAATCGCTCTTGGCTCTTGGCCTTTGGCTAAGAGCCAAGAGCTAACAGCCAAAAGCTATTTTCGAGGTCCCCGTACATGAAGACCATGCAGAAGCTATTTGCGATCGCAGCGCTCGCACTGGCGTGCGCCATCGGAGCGGCCGCCCAGGCTGCGCCCGGAATTCAGCAACCGAGCTCGGGCGCCCTCGCCGAATCTTCGGGCGTGCCCTGGCAGATTGCCGGTATCTGGACGTTCAATGCGTCGTCTCCGCCCACGGGCGGCTTCAACGTGGTGGGCCTGAAATATTTTCAGCTGGTCTTTGTGCCTTCGGGCACGGTTTCGACCTGTGCGATCTCGTTCGATTCCTCGATCAACTCCGGCACCAGTTTTACGACTGGCGGCCTGATCAGCGCGGGGACGATCGGATCGTGCGCCTCGGCTTCGACCTATGCCAACTCGAGCGCCGTCACCGCGACCCTGACCGGCCAGCTTACGCCGACGATTACCGGCACGGGCTCGGTGACGGTAACGATGTTCGGATACATCAACAATCCCGGCGCCGCGGGATCGGCCTCGAGCACGATCATCTCTCCAGTCGACGGATCCGGCTATGTGAACATCGATTGCAAGACGGGATGCGCCGGCGGCAACGCCAATGGCCAGGCCACCATGGCCAATTCCGCGCCGGTCGTGATCGCGTCAAACCAGTCGGCGCTGCCCGCCAACGTGACGCAGGTGAATAGCGTTGCGCTGGGATCGCCCTCGAGCTACGGAACTTCGCCAGGCGCGGTAAACGTGCTGGGCGTGAATGCCTTCGTCACCAATGCTGTCGCGGTGACCGGAACCTTCTGGCAGGCCACGCAGCCCGTCTCGGGCACGGTGACCACGACTCCGCCTGCGAATGCTTCCACCAACATTGCTCAGATCAACGCCGTCGCGCTGGGATCGCCTAGCAATTACGGAACCTCGCCAGGCGCCGTGGCTGTCGCGGGCGTGAATGCCTTCATCACCAACATCCCGGCGGTCACGCAGTCGGGCGGCCCATGGACGACGACGAACAATGTCACGCAAATCGCGGGATCGACCGTCGTCGCCGACCCCTGCCAGGTGAACGCGCGCTCGACCGCCCTGATCAACCTGACGGCCAGCGGCCA